TCTTCAGCGGGCTGTTCTTCCACGACTTCTTCAGCTACGGGGGCTTCTTCTGTCGGAACAGCGTATCCGAAGTGGACATGCTGTTCGATTTCTTCTTCTGTTCCCGTAATAACATCGTCGACTTCATAGAATTCGTTCTTATATACGCACGGCTCAATGACCTTAGCGTATTGAATTACATCACTCACGTTATTCGCTCCTTTCGGCTTCAATCTGAAGTAGCTGTGCGGTGACGGTGAACGGAAGCTCCGTCGTAGTCCCGACGAGCCCCCTGTTATCGTACCAATGAGCTACTATCATCTTCAGTGTTAACAGATGGCGGGCGTTCGTCTCATCGAACGTAACGCCCGTACCTGTCTGAATATACTGCTTGGCTGCGTCTATCATGCCCTGAATGACCTCGTCTTCCGTATAGTCATCGACTCGCAGATAGAGCTTTACGTCTTTCAGAAGCATGAATCGTCAGCTCCTTAAATAGTTAATTCGCCGAATACAACGGCTTTGTCGTCGAACTTCTGAACGTCGATACGAGCTACAGCCTTCACGTCATAGCTGTCACGCTTCCATGCGTCACCGCCAACGGACGTACCTGTAAGCGTCGTAGCCTGACGGTCGAAGAGAACGACTGCATCCGTGAAGCTACCAATGATGACCGGTGCTTTCTTCGTGCTTGCCACAGACGTGTCGGTCGGCAGTACCTTATTCGACACAACAGTTACGGGCTTACCGAACAAGAGCTTTTGAGTCGAGTCCAGAGGATTGGGCTGCAAGAGGTAACGGCCGTCCGTATCTTTCTGTTTATCGAGGAAATTGAAGCCGTCCTGGTTAGTCAATACGGAAGACATCAGAGAAATCGTCGGGTCAAGTGTGACGTTCAAGAGTTCTTTGATACCGTCCAAGTTCGTCATGGGAGCCTTCGTAAGCGTCTTGAGAACAGCCAAAATCTGAGCGTTTTCCGTCGCTACAGACTTCTTAGCAAGCCATCCGTTCACATACGCTAAGAGGTTCTGATCGGAGTCGGCCAAGAGTTCTTCAGAGATAGGTAAGATGCCCGCGAACTTCTTAATAGCGTACTTAACCTGAGTGAACTTCGGTCCGTCGATTTCGCCGATAGTGGCAAGCTCTGCTACAGACGCGAACGGCGTCATATCGGACGCTTTTTCGAGTACTCTCGTGCCGCTCATCGTGTTTACGTTTTCGACACGTACTAATGCGGACATCGGATTCAAGGCGCGCTTTAATTCGTTAATCTTCGTCTGTTCGTCCGTCGGAACGATGAAGCCGCCCGCTTCTCCCGCGCCTTCGTTCATGTTAGCCGCATTACGTACGGCCATGGACTTAGCGAAAGATAATTCCGTATCGCTGAGGGAGTCGTGGCGATTGCGCAATAACTGAGCGAATACGTGAGTCGTGTCAACGTCTTTCGCTTCTTCTCTCGGTTGCGTACCGCCAAACGGAGCGGCCGCAGGAACGACATCGTTCATCGTCTGCACGATATCGAACTCACGACGGATCGCTTTGAGTTCTTCCGTTGCGGATTCTGCTTCGTCGATGCGGTTATCCGCTAAAAGGTTTTGAATGTGGGTCTGCTTTTCGGCCATTAACTGGCGTAATTCTCTTTCTTTTTCTGTCAAGGTGTGTTCCTCCTTATTTAAGCAATTCTAATTCAACTTGAAGCCGACGAATACGTTCATCTGTATTGTCGGTCGGCTTTTCTTCTTCTGTGGCAGTCTTGGCCGCCTTCACAGCGTCAGGCATAGCCTTAAAGCCAAGGCCCTTACTGCACGCTACGAGCTGAACCGCGGTGTCTTCAACAGTGATATCGAACATCTCAGCCGCTTCGGCTGCCGTATACCAGGTCTCCGCTTCTACGGCGTCATGAATCATCTCATCCGTCGTGCCGTCTTTCGCCTTAGCGCGATAGACCTGTTCAATGCCGTCCTGGACCGTGTCGAGCATAGTCGCTACTCTTAGCATGTCGTCGGCGTCGCCGCAGCAGGCCGCGCTCGGCTTATGAATCATCAGGAAGGTATTGTTCGGCATTCTGATTTCATCGCATGCGAACAAAATAACGCTCGCAATAGAAGCCGCCCACCCATCAACCACGCCGACGGTACGCCCGTCATGCCTTCGTATCATATTCGCAATGGCCATGCCCGCGGGTACACTGCCGCCGTCGCTGTTGACGTAGATTGTAAGGTCTTTACCCTTAAGCTCTTCGAGGCTATCTCGTACATCAACCGGCAGCACATACCCCGCGAACGTATTCCCGTCATAGTCCGACAGCCACGCCTTAGCGTCATCGTCGATGACGTCGCCGTGAATGTAGACGTCTGCGGACCTGTCCGTCTCGTTGCGAACATTAAAACAACTTAATCGCTTCATTCCCCCTCACCTCCTTTCGGCGGTGTATCGATCGGCTTGCCGAGGTTCTCCAGGGTCGTATAGTTCAGCGATACGAAGTGCTTATCGCCGTCAGCACCGATGCCGTCCATCTCTTCCATCTCACGGATTTCGTTAATGGTGTAGATACCGTTATTGAGCATGTCTCGGTAGTATCCGGCACGGGCGGTACTGTCTCCTCGAAGCTCGGCGGCCGCATTGAATTTGACATAAAAAGAAGCCCTTTCCTTATCGGTAAAGAGCTTGTAATTGATTTCCTGTTCCCACTGTGTAAATATCGGCAAGAGCGTTGTCTTGATATAGTCAAGGCCCATCGCTTCAGCATTGGCGTACGTCGCCCTGTCGAGCTGTGCCAACTTGTGAGGCGGCACTCGGTAGACTTTAGCGACCTCTGTAATGCCGAACTTCTGTGTATCAAGAAACTGAGCCTGGTCAAGTTGCATGCCGAGCTGCTGGAAGTCTAGACCGACATCGAGAACGGCTACGTGCCCGGCGTTATTCGTGCCGGCGTTTAGCTTTTCCCATTCTTCTCGGATCTTCTGCTTGGCTTCGGCATTTAGCTTTGTCGCTGTCTTCAAGACCCCGCTCGAGAGCGTACCGTTACGATAGAAGTCACTGATGAACGACTTTATGGCGTTCTGACTGTCGAGCTCATCGACGAGCGTCTTCCACGGCGGTATGCCTATAATGCCGTCCTTCGTGAAGGCCTTAAAGTGAAGAACGTCTTCGGGTTGAAGGTCGAATACTTCGCCTCGTGCGTTCTGAGTTCGGTATTGAAGCTTTCCTGTCGATACGTCGAGAGCGACAGAGGTTCGCACGGGGTCGAGCGGCCATAGTGCCGCAGGGTATCCGTCCTTTCCCCATTCTATATAAGCTATCCCGTTGCCGTAGATACCTACGTGCCCTTGAATCGTCTGCTTGAAGACGAAGGCCGACATGAACGGGTTCGGACGTTCATACAGCAGCTTAGCAACGGGGTGCGCCATACCGAGGTCTTTCTTTTGCTTATTAAACGTGTGAATCGGAAGCTTGCCGACGTCATCAGCGAGTATCGACACACACGCCGAGACGTTCGAGTTTTTCGCCGCCTTCTCAGGTGTCACCGTCGAGCCGCCGCCTATAGCGTCTATTAGCCACTGTGCAGGATTCGACAAAGTACCGCTGTCGCCACCCGTGAAGAGTTGACCCGACGCGCCTCGATTCTGTATCCAGTTACGAACGAACATCGTCATCTACTCCTTTACTTCGGCCGTATGTGTAGCTTATAAGGTACGCACCGGATAAGCATTCAACGGCCGCCGTGTACAAGGCGACTACAGGGCTTACGTATGCACCGGCTATCACTAGTAAGATGAAGCCTGTTATAAGCAGTAGGTCATCAATATATTTTCGGATTATTGTCATCATGTTCTCCTTTATAGGCTAAAGTCGTCGGACAGTACATAGTCGCTCATATCTTCTTCGGCCGTGACTCGTGCACGGCTGAAAGCGTTAATGACTGCCGCTATCGGGTCGATGCGGTTCGTCGACTTTTCTTTATCGAGGATAATGTTCTCGTTATGATCGCGCTTCGTTACGGCGTTGCTGATCGCCCAGTCAAGAAGCGGGTTCGGTTCGTGAAGGATGTTCCCTCGATAGGCTTCTTCTCGGAAGGCCTTCGTCGGTTCTGATAAGGTCCGCATCCCTTGTCTGACCTCTACGGTCGTAATGCCCTGAGCATCAAAATCTTGTGCAAAGTGTGTCGCATTGTAAGGGTCATAGCACAGCTCCTTCACGTTTACGCCGAGGTCGTCGGTCGTCTCATGTATCCACGCTTCGATGAAGCGGTAGTCGACGACGTCGCCCGGTGTAATCGTTAGGTATCCTGCCTTCGCCCAGGCACGGTACGGGACCTTATCGGTCTTCTCGTGTACAGCGACGGTATCTTCAGGGATAAACCCGTGAGCTCTGACCACATACTTGAAGATACCGTCAACGTCGATTGGTAATATAATGCCCGCCGCCGTAAGGTCAATACGCTTCGATAAGTCAATGCCAACATATGCGGATCTGCCGTACGTGTCGACCGGTATCTCCGTAATCGCTCCGCGTTCCTTCCACTTAGCCATGTCCATATACGACATAGCTGACTGGTTGACCCATAGGTTCATGTTCTTGGTGAGGAACGACTCCATCTTCTCAGGGCTCTCTAGGGCCGAGGCTAACTTACTACGAATGTTCGCCAGGCCTTCGGGATAAGTCGCCGCTATCGGATTCGCTTTCACCCAACACTCTTCATCTTTGACATCGTCGATAAGGTTTCCTTCCTGGTCTCGGTCAAGCTCATTGACCATGCAGAAGTAATCGGCCACATCGAAGTCGAGAGACGGGTCAAGTATTTTCTCAACAAGCGGATACTCCACTCGATAACACGGACCTCCGAAGTTCGTACCCGCGGTCGTAATAATAAAAAGAAGCGGCTGCCGTCTGGCAACCATACCGGTGTTAATAACTTCAAGAATCTCATCGGTCGGATGAGCGTGGTATTCATCGATTAAGCCGCATTGAGGGTTGAGACCGTCGCCGGTCTTCCCGTCGTCTTTAGACAGGGCCCGAAGTATTGAGTCACTCTTCGGATGACGAATGACTCCGTACGACTCATGCCATTTACCTTTAAGAAGCGGGCACCGCTTTAGCATGGCCACGACTTCATTGTATATAATCTTAGCCTGCATCGACTTCGTCGCACCGATATAGACTTCGCTCATCGGCTCACCAAGAGCCATAAGCTCATAATCGCCGACGATTGCCAGTGATTGTGACTTTGCATTCTTTCTGGCTACTTGCCAGTAGGCCTTGCGGAACCGTCTGAGTCCTGTATCCTGATGAATCCATCCATAGACATTGCCGAAGATGAATCTCTGTATCGGAGTGAACTCGATAGGCTCTCCTGCAAGAACGCCTTTCGTGTGTTTATGAAGTGCGGCCCATTCGAAGAATCTCAACGCTTTCTCCTCGTCGAAGATGTACGGGAAGTCTTTCGTTCCTGATTTTTTTAAATCGTTGAGGAATCGTTCGCACGCCCATCGGTGTTTCTGACAGACGTGCCGAGTATCGGCTATGCAGTCCTTGCTGTATTGAATGAGTTCATCGGCAAGCGTCATACATTACCGAACCCCTTCCCCGCCAACGGATCCTCTTCCTTTACTTCCTTCTTCGGAATGTTTCGGACCTTGGCCAGAGGGTTGAGGAATAGTCGGTCTTCCATCTGAACGAGTGCCGACATCTTGGCGTTCAGTGCCTTATCAACGGCAATCACTCCCGACACCGAGAACACGTACTCAATCTTCTCGAACATCTTGGCCGCCGTCCTCGGAGAATATTTCCCTTCTAAGGCCTTCACCATATCGACGCCCTCGCCGTTGCCTGTGTCGACTCGGATTGTCGCACAGACCTTTCGGTGTTCGGTGAGATTAATATACTCGGAGAACGCCATGCAGTAGCGAGCCATCAGTCCGACGTCCGCAGAGCTTACGAAGTCTATGTCCTTATAGAGCTTGACGATTTCTTTCCACTTCTTGTAAGCGTTTTTGTCCTGGCGAACGTAGCTCGGGCAAACCAGTTTGTGTTCGCCGAGCTTCACTTCGGACTTTTTACGTTGTTCAATTTCGGCCTTTGTAAGATGCCTTTTGTTTCCGTTGAGCAAATGGAGCTCAATCGGCTTAGCCGGTCGTCCTGCCATAGCACCATCCTCCTTTCTCAAAGTCCCTATCATTTCACGAAATTTTTACAAAGAAGAGACCGCCACGGTCTGGGCTTCGCGCCTCAAAACTTTTTTCACCGGGGGGCTTCTTCTCATTCTCATTTAAAATTATATTTTCTCAATTACGAGAACGGTTGCCGAAGCCGCCGTCCTCTCGTGCTGTCTTACGGTTATGACATACATGATTCATAGCTTGCCAGTTCTTCGTATCCCAGAACAGCTTCTGATTCCCTCTATGCGGAATGATGTGGTCCACTACATCCGCAGGTAACGGCTGTCCTGATGCCATACACCGCTCACACTCACAGGTTGGGTGTTCGGCCAGAAAGGCAAGTCGGGCTTTCGCCCATTTCGACCCATAGCCTCGTTTAGCGGCACTTTCTCTTCGGTCGTCATACGAAGTCTTGCGGTGCTTCTCGCAATATCGTTCTCTTGTAAGCTCCTGACAACCGGGATAAAAACACACGTGCATACTCTTCCTTGGCATCGGATCACCTCCGTGAGCCATAACGAGATGTGTTCATGACGTCCTTGGCTGCCACGTAGCACTTGCATTTGCCCGTCCCGCCGATTCGGATTGCGTTAGCAGAGCATTTACCTTTGTTATTGTTGAGGCAGGACTTACAACAGCAATGTACTTGTGTCTTGTGTTCGGTCATAAAACCCTCATTACGGCTCAAATAAAAGTGGGGGGCTCTTGGGGGGGGGAAGCCTGCGGGGTAAGAAACTTCGGGGAGACTAGCGTAGGCATGGATATCCTCAGCATCCGCCACTGTACGGACTCGTAAGACTAGAC